TTATTAATATTCTGTAGTTTATAAATTGAATTAGAACAGAATATAATCAAATCATCGCGGAAGCTTTTAATTCCTACGACTTGATCATCAAGCTTAATAGATCCAGAGCCTGAGCTTGTAAAATCATCTATATCACTTGTGCCACTATAATAAATAGTATTTGGTGCTGTGGCTGCTCCTGCAACAACTAAGTGTTTATCATGCATCACACAGAACTTAGGATATACAGTTCCGCTTACAGTAATCTCTTTACAAAAGTAAGTTCGGCTTGATAAAGCACTTCCTGTACCCGTCATCTTAAAGTACATTGGCTTAACACCAGAACCTTCGTCAGTGATAATTACTTCACCATAGTCAGTATCACCTTCATAGATTGCAAAGCTTGCTAAGTCTTGTGAAGTCCTTGCTAGAGTACTACGACCTGTAAACGTGCTGTGATTATCTCCTCCTGAAGCAACACTATCTTTATTTATCTGTAACCAACTATCGCCATCCTGACTAAAATAGATATTAGTTCCTGAGCAAGCAATTAAACCATCTGCATAGACTTCAAGACCATAAATATCATTATCTGTATTTGGCCTTGTGCCATCCCCAAACTGAGAATATCCATTAATTCGTCTATAGCCGCCATCTGGATCAACTTCAAAGTTTCTTAACTTCGTTGCTAATCCCGGCTGTGCAAGCATTTCAAACTGATTTAAATTTGTGTTTAAACCACCTTTACATGAAACACCATAGGGTTGTGATGCTGACATTAAATAAATCCTATTCTGTCATCTTTTATATAAACTGGCGTAGGCTCTAATAAACTAGAACGCATTCTTCCCAATCCTCTTTTATAATCATCAAGAGCAAATGCTGCTGCTTGCGGATTATCTTTAAACTGCCAAATATAATATCTGGCTCGTGATAATAGAACAGCACCATATACATCAGGAAATACAATCGTATCGCCATAAGCATCAAGTTCAGTAGGTAAATCCCAAGCAAAGAACCATATCCTATAAACCTGATCAGGTATAGGACTTAATCCAAAGTTACGTGCGTCAGGACTACGAATAACCCTATTAGGAACACCATACTGTGTTGTATCTGCATCATCTTTATTTTCGGCAATCCGAAGATAATCCTTCCATTCTTCAGTAGTCGTATACCTAAGATTCTTTATGGTATACGGAGCAGATTCTCCACTAACCCCCACAGTCGTTAAAAGAAAGTTATCCCAATCTATTGATCCATAGTCTGCCGTAATACTAGAACTAGAGGCTTTAAGTTCATACCACCTAGTACCTGCTACAGTTTCTACATAAACATTGCCGTACATAGGATCAGTAGCCCCGCTCTCGGCTGTAGCCAAGAAAGGCCACTGAGGTTCCTCATTGACAATATCTAAGTAAGCAGTATTAATTGAATCTTTTGCGTGTTGCTGTATACCTACAGCGCTGCCAAAGTTTGCAGAAGTTAGTACAACCTCGTTAAGTTCTCGCAATAATTTATTAGTTAAATTGAGAAATGTTGCCATTTATTACCTCTTTGCTTTTCCACCCTTGGCTTTAGAAATTCTTCCGCCCTTTTTATATCCCGGTCGAATACTGCCTGCTCGACCAGCGGGTTTTTTAGGAGCCGTTCTTCCTCTTCCAAGCGTCCCTGTATTTCCACCACCAGCAATTGCTTGTGGAGTTGCACCTTGCTGCCGAGCAAGTTCAGAAGCGTGGGTTCCACCGGCCCTTGCACGTTGATGTGCTCGTGCTGCTTCTACACCCAGTACATTCACGTTAGGACGAATATTAGGGCCACCACGCCCTCTAACACTCGTGACAGAGCCACTTTGTTTCCTAACTCTTCCACCTTTAGCCTTCCCTGTACGCTGACTGCCCGGACTTTGCATTGAAGCAATATCTTTATAGTCTTTTTTTCCTACCATAATTTATTACCTTATATTTATATGTGTTGGCTGTTGATCTTCTGGTAGCTTGAGTCTTAGTAGAATAGTCAACAAACCATTGTTAAATTCAGCTTCCTCAACTACAACATGTTCTGCTAAATGAAACTCTTTTGTAAAAGACTTACCACTTATACCACGATGCAGATAAGAATCCCCTCCTTGATCTTTATCCTGCTTATTTCCTTTGATACTTAGTTTACCATCCGTTTTAGAATGAACTACATCAATGTCTGCCTTATTCCATCCTGCTAAAGATACTTCTACAGTATATTCCTCTTCACCAGAACGAATTAAATTATACCGAGGATATTCAGGTTGTCTGAATCCTCGAATCATTTCATTATGTAGGCGATCAAAACCAACCCACAAACTATTTAAATCAGCTAATGCTAAATTATTCATGTCTTTTCTCCTTGTAGCCCCCTTAGCGGTAGGCTTATTGTAGACCCTTGCGGTATCTGTATTATTCACCATCCCAATTCAAGTCTGTTAGCCGTCGTTGAGTGATTCTCATATCTTCAATAGGTTCTAAATCCTCTTGCATAGATTCAGAATGAGACCTTTCTTTTTTAAAAATACGATCATAATTCTCATCGTACTTTTTTTTGTCAAAGTGCTTCCTGAAGCGACTATCCTTACTGACAATCGCTTTTCTAAACATTACAGGTCTTTCATCAGAACCTAACTGAGCCATACAAATTAATCCGGTAATACACCTAAATGCAAAAACTCGACTAAATAAGTCACAGTCGTTGCAGCAGTTGCCAGATTATTTGCTAGGGGCTTGAGTCTTGCATAAATTGAACGTGATGACGCGCTATACAAAGTAGATGCAATAACAATTGCTTCTGAAGTAGCAGGGCCACCATAAACACCAGCAGTTACGCCAGTACCTACAAATGCGTTAGCTGCATGACCATGTGAATCTTGTATAATATACAATGGTACATTAGCTGTCCAAGTTACTGCTGACCCACCATCATCTAAGATAGCTTTTTCATCAATAATTTGACCACCGCCTGCCGCAGTTCCTAAATCGAAATCAACATCATCACCTGAAGCCCCTGCTGTAACAATGTTACCTGCTGGAATTGCAATGAGATTACGAATAATTGTATCTGCTGGCTGTGTCAATGTAACATCATAAGTTGCATCAGCCGTTACTGCAATAGTTCCGGTAGTGCCTGAAGTCCATGAATGAACTACATTATCAGCAAGACCACGAACATCTGCTGTTCTTGCTGAGTTTCTCCCTGTATCTCTTATATTAATAACTGGGCTAGCCATATTTTTTTCCTTTAATTTCTTGTTAAGTTAAAAAGAAAAGGGAGCCGCATCCGACCCCCAATTCTCTTAATTACTAGTCGATACCGTAGAATGCGGATACTAGAGCACCATCGCGTAGTACTTTAGCTCCATATACATGAAGCCCCCGTACTATATCGCCAAAGGAACTAGGATCACGCAGTACTTCAGTACTCGTAATTGTCTGAGCCGTCGCCGTAGAACTAATATGACCAGCGATACATTTACCAGCAGCGTTAGACGTTGAGGCAATGTTATTCGTTTTGTACATACTAAATCCACGCAACTTACCAGAAGTTACTAGACCATTTCTTATTGAACCTTGACCAGCGTTGTAATCAACAGACAAGAGTTTCGATGCGGTTCCAGATAGAACCTCATAGAAGTCAGGTGCGGCTGCGAACCAGCGACCTTCTTCAGGAACATTCTGGTCGTCTAAAAGACGAGCCATATGCCCCAAGACATCTATAGGATCATGTTCTGAAGTACCAAAACCAATGTCAAGATTACCTGTGCCATCAAACGTACCAGCCGCAAGATCAGTAGCACTATCAGAACCTAAAATATGATTAGGGCTGGAAGCAGCTACACCACTGAACATCGTTGCAAGAACACCTTCGTCAAATGCATCTCTCAATGCATATGCAGCCGAAGATGATGCAGCTTCACGCCAATTCACATGAGACATTGAGGATTCAATATCATCAACCTTGAATTTAAAGGCGTTAGCCGTATCTACAATCAACGTTATTTCAGCGTCAGTCAGTTTCGTTTGCGTTACATCTGCACCACGTTCGTATTGATATACGGTGATGGTAGGCTCTTTAACGATCTTTACAGAATCGCCAAAGGCTGTAATTTCACCAGCATAATCAGTATTAGTAATAGCTTCAATTACCGAGGCTTTTCTGAAGAAGTTTAGAACTTTCTTAGAATAGACAGCAGGTAAGAAAAACGAATTCGCCTGAGTACTTACGGAGTTCGCAAAGTTGGCATCAGTATCTGTGCTAGGCTCAAAGTATTGGTCACTTTGATTATATGCCATATTTATTTACTCCAAATTAGACAAAAATTATGATTTAACTACTCTGCCTTCAGCTACAGCTTGATTAATCTCATCTTCACGAGCATCAAACTCATCCAAAGACATTGCAGTAATCTCCCGTTCAGTCCAAATTTTGGTCGGTTGAGCAGCATCTACAGTTGTAGTTTTAGTCGAAACTAAGTCTGCTGCCGAGCCTTCTTTGGGCTGTTGTGATTGTCGTGATTGTCTTCGAGGTTGTGAGGTCCGAATACCACTTTCTAATTTATAAAGATCAATAGCCTTTGAAGCTAATTCTACATTGTCAGGATTTCTAAAAACCCAATCTTGTATTTCTGCAGGTTGTCCCTTTGCCCATTCTTCAAAGCCTTCATCACCCCGAATATCTTCAAAATCAGGATGACGACCACGAAGTTCAGTTTCTGCTTCTCGACGCACAATATCTGCTTCACGTTGTTGTATAGCTGATAACTGCCCTTGAAGTTCTTCTACTTGACGTTCACTTTGCATATGAGCCACGGTTTCAACCGTTTCATACAAATCAGGATATTCTTCTCTAAACCTTTCGAGATCTTCAATACTCTTTGGTGCTTTATACTGAGGCTGTGAAGCCTTAGTTTCTGCTAAGAGTTCTTGTTCTCGTTGTTTAAACTGAGAAACCCTATTATCGTAATGCTTCTTTAGATCATCATATCTTTTTTTATAATTAGCTCTTTTACGTTTTGTAGGAGCTTCTTGCTCCTCATCAGGGGCCTCTTGTTGGGGGGTAGCCTGATTTTCATAAAAGAGTGAATCTGAATTTTGCATAGGTGGGCCATCTGGCTTATGCCAAGGCTTCTTTGCATTATACATATTCGCTTCTGGTTCTTCTAAACTCTCCTCTATTTCTGACATATCACTTCTCCTTCACGGGGCTTGTCTCGTACAAGGTAGCCA